GAGACATGTTAGTGAGGTCTAGGTCAGAACCCTCGAATTGGACCCTGTCAGGCACCTTGTAGCGGCTGTCAGCTCTCAGTTCTTCAGCAGGCATGAGAATACGTTGACACACCCAGCGGGCGTTATGTATACCGTCAGAGTAGGGGTCTAGCCACACGTCCCAAGGGGAGATGCGGTCAACTGTGAACTCTGCGATGCGGATACGACCCTCACCCACAAAGTTGCCGTTCTCATCAAACGTGTCCAAATTAACGATCTCGTAGCCAGGTTTCATAAAACCGTCACCCAACACGAGGTTGTCGAAGACTCCGTCGCCCAACGCGATTTTGCCTTGGACCTCTATGCTCCGCCAGATGCGATTCATGAACGTGGCGAGCACCACACCATTCTCTGTCGTAGCATCCTCAGAGTCAGGCTCAACAAGGAAAGTCGGGTCTTCATCAGCTAAGAAGGGTACAAGAGTATTAATAGTCGAGAAAGAAATATTAATGTTTACAAGATCAGCAGTCTCGTCTTGCGTCGAATAGGTAGACCATTGCTGTTTGGCCGTATACTGGTTGTACGATTCACGCCAGTCACTTTCACGTTCCTGCTGACGGTAACGTTGACCTAGCTGCAAACGTGTTACGGCAGATTCTAACCGTTCTCTCATCTCCACAGAGAGACGTTTGCGAATCATTTTTGGGCGGGCGAAACCTATGCTTTCGGGGATACTAGTTCACCGACCCTTCGGCCGCCGTCATAGCTTCTTCAACAAAAGAGGCGCTCCACATTGCCTTTATAAATGCCTTTTTCTTGTCAATCTTTTTTTGTAATCTGTCTACCTCTAGCTCTAGTTCATACAATGATATATTAAAATCTTGAATGTGCTGTGGTTGGTCCCAGATATACGTATAGCTCATTTATAGCCCTCCGTTGGCTGCTCTATATTTTTTTCCACCACGAGTGCCGATTCCTGGAGCGTATCGTGCAGCTTTCTTGTTCGCAGGTTCTGGATCATTGAGACCAGCCGCCCTACGATTCTCATACATTTGTTTAACATATTCTGTCGTGCCCAGGCCGCCAGAAGCGTCAAGGTCACGATTCTCCATTCTAAGATCTTTCAGATCAAAGTGTAGGGTGCGAATCTTGTGTTTGAAGCAGAGGTTATCTCTGTTAACCTCACGGTCACAGTCGTCAACCTCACACATACTACTTACCCTTTTTGCTGGGCTTCCCGTAGTAGGGGTGAACCTTACCAGGGTTAAGTTTTTGCAACCCAGGCTGTTGTTTCATGTGGCTGCCAGATCGTGCAGGTCCACCCGCATACATGCGGCCACCAACACCAGACAGGCTACGAGAGCCGCCACGATCAGGTGTCTGATCCGTTAGCGCGGGGTGTGGGCGAAGATGGTTTTGACCGTCTTTACGAGATGGACCCTGCTTCACAAGGCCAGGCGTGCCACTCAGTTTCCCGCCTTTTTCAGAGGGGGGAACTCGTTGCCAAGCTGCGCCACCACTAGTGGCCTGCTCAAGATGTGACCCGTTTTTGCGGGTTTTACCTCCGCCCTGGCCAGCATGTTCGCCGCCTTGGTCGAGATGGTCAGTATGAGCCAAATTATGTTTCGTCATTAATCCTCCTACTAATAGGTCAACTTGTATTGTGCTGAGTAAACACGAGAGTCTTCTTCTTGGCCACCTCAGGCTTCTGCCCCAAAGGCGTGTTGAGCACGTCCGCTGCCGACCTAGTGTTGTCAGCGAAAATAATCGCATCCACCTCATCATGTGTAGGAGCCAATATTTTATCCTCCGTCCACAAAATAGGGTATTTCGGCGAATCAAGTATGCCCTGATATGCGATGAGTGTCCCCATGATTACGTCATCGTGACGCCCTGAAGTCGCCCCATACGAACCCTTGCCATCAGCCACAAAGGTCTGAGCCTCTATCCTGAAGTCAGGGTCATGCAACATGACTTTATTGAGCGTTAAAGCATGGTAGAAGTCATTGACCATCTTTGGCTTCGTGGCAGGAGAAGTGATCCAGCCAAACCTAGGTGTACGGTCACCTGTACGGAATTCGGCAAGCGTGTCCATACGATATAGACGAGGGTAAACCCTGTCCCTATAGAGACGGTCTAGCGGCAACACGCCAGCGTTGTTGCGCTCGATGATTGCTAAAGCTTTGAAATAGAGGAGCCCCGCCCAATCCACAAGCTCATCCAAATAAGAAACAGGGATTGAACTCTTACACGACAACATCTGCTCCCCCGTATTCGCGTCAAATACTGTAACGTAACTAAGGTCGCCATGCTCCAAGCCTTCAGCAACGTCTGCTGCAACCACAAAGTTCGGTTTCCAAAGAGGCCGCTCATCCTCCCCACGTACCACGAGTGGCGGCCTCCACATGTAAACCTCAATGTCTGCCTCTTCGTGTGTTTCAATTTTTTTCGCTCCTTCATTAATGACCCATTCATATTTTTGATAGGGTTCAATTTCTTTATAACAATCCTTGATAATGTCAGACCCGTATGCTACACGGCCTGACCGTGCAAACGCCTCTTCTGGGGTGGACGCATACTCCTGGTAAAACAACCATTCACGGCCCCTAAATGACCGTCTCGCATGGTCGTGCCAGTCCTGGTCGCGGTCCTCCACCACATCCCACGGATAAAATATCCCCTCCCACACACTGTCAGCTTGCTGAGAATCCAACCATATGTCGTGGAAAAAGTTGCCCATGCCGTTCGCGGTGCTGAACAGCATGGCAGGCCCATAAACAAGGGGCTCGACCGCGCCCCAGATTTCCTCTGCATACTCCATGAACGCACACTCGTCCAATAAGGCACCATATACCGAGTCACCACGACCAGTGCTAGCCGTGGCAGGGACAGATTCTATTCTTGAGCCGTTGTCAAATACTAGCTGAGTCTGCGTGTCGCTCACAATGCTAGGAAGCTCATCCTTCATCCACTGGGGAAGACGAACATACGCGTATTTAGCTTTGTCAAGCATCTTGACAGCAGCATCCTCGTTCTTGGACACGAACAGCCAGGGGTGTTCCACATTAAAAAGAGCATCATGCATAGAGTCGGCTACGCCCACTGTCGTCCAGCCAATCTGGCGGGCTTTAAGCCCAACGAGCAGCTTAGCAATGTGGAGTCTAGTTGACACATATTTCTGATAGGAACGAGGCACAAAAAGTTGTGGTCCCTTACCCACCACAGGTATATAATAGTAGTTAGAAAACCAGAAGTCTTTCGATGCCCTGGACATGACCAGAAGTTCATCCCTGCCTAATTCCTCCTTATTCACCTATGACCTCGTAGTTTAATTCTTTGAGAATGGCTGTCATTTTCTTGAGCAGCTCCTTCTCCATTTCAGGCAGGTCGCCTGCCTTCTCGTCCTTGATTTCGATGTGGCTGAGCAGGACCTTCGCGGCCCCCACGCTTTGCGCAGGAGGCCCGTTCATGACTACGTCCATGAGACGAGCCAAAATGTCAGGATACCACCTAGAGCCCCACTCTAATTTGAGAGAGCGGAGTTTCTCTTGAAAGTGGGGTTCGCTCTCCCAATTGTAAAAAGTGCGGGAAGAGACCCCCAAGTGTAACGCCATCGCCTCCTTTGTTGGAGGCTCCCGTTCACCTGGCGGCGTCATGAGCCATTCTAGATATTCTGTTTTTAACTCGGGGGCGATATATCTGTTTCCTTGTGCCATACTATATGTTTCTCCTTTTTTCACAGTCGTCACACTGGCAAGACCCCAAGACCGCCTCCCGTAGCGGGGGCGTCTTGTAAGAGCGCCAAAGGGTGACAAGGTCATCGACACTATCAATGCCGCCAAGTTCAATTTCGGCGGCTTTCTCAACACGTTCAGAAAAGGCGTCGTTACTACGCGTTTCTTCTTCGTCGTCGCGTTTGAATTCTTCCCATGATTGGATCGTGCCCACCATGCGGTCCTTACGACCACAACCAGGGCACTTGTACTCAACAACTAAATGTTGCGGCGACTCTTCAACGATTTTCTCTCTGAACACGTCGTTCACACTAATGGGGGAACGGCACGACGACATTTTACAATGCGCCAGGGGCGTCATCATCATGACTAAATGAAGGCCAAATTGTCGAGACGAGCGTGGGCTTCCTCAGCGAGAGGCTCGCTGATGTCGAAGTTTTGAAACCCGCGAGCTAAGGCGAACGCAGTATTTCTGCCATAAATGTCATCTTCAACAAGAACCTTCCCATTAGCCCCTAACTGTTCCGCCATGTTGAGCGCTATCTGAATGTCTATTACTTGCATTGCTGCCATATTTTCTTCTTCTCCTTTTTCAATTCCAATATTCCAAGACGACACATTATTTTGACTTGACGCCAAAACACTAACATGTACATGAGACCAGTGACCATTAGTCCCACTATAAGGTCTCCATGTGAAAGGGGGAATGCCATGCCTCTCATAGTAAGAGTACATGCGTTCCTCATGAATTACATATTTGACGCGAGAGTCCTTGCTGACCCTAATAGCCTCAGCTAGTTGAAACGCATCATTCTCAGTGACCTCACCAATGTCTGCAGCTCGCACATCACCATTAATATCAGGATTATGGTCGCTGATGGGCGATACTTCACGATGCCTGACACTAGCTAACGTACCGTCAGCGGCATGGCGCGCAGGCCAGGCCTGGTCAACCTGCACGAGCAGAGCGACAAGAGAAGGCACTACCTGCCAGGTATCGCCACTTAATCTAAACCTCATAGAGTTCCTTTCATTATCAGAGAAGCGAAACGCTTCTCATTAATAGGTGAAATCGTATTCTCCCAGATGTTAGACGACTGTCTAAACTCCTGTATGATACATAATAAGCTATAGGTGAAGACACTAAACGATTCCAAACATACGAAAGTCGCCTTGCCCGAGGCGTAAAAGCGGGTCTAAGTCCTAGGGGCGAGATTAAGTGAGGAGAGCGGAGAGACACCCCTTTCCCCCCTAGGCCGCTAAAGTAAAAGGACAGAAGGTACAGACCCCGCGTAAGGGGTGGGATTACCAGGGAAATGTGACCACCCACCTTCAAGTCCTTTAAAAAAGCGTTTACTACTCGTCGGGGAAGTTTACCCTTTTTGACCATCACATCTCTTCAGAGATATGATTCCCAGGCCAAACGCTCCCGAGCCGATAAAAAAATCGGCGTCAGGAGCTACTTCACCTCCTTCACTCGCACCAAACGAGTGTAATTACTACCCCTTTATTGCACAAGCGTTCACATAAACCTCCATAGGAGTTTATGGTGACACGCGTTTTCAAGCATGAAATTACCAAATTTTTGGTAATTGATATGACTATGCGCAGAAAACCCAACGTTTTACTGCAAAATTAGCTCCCAAGGGAGTGTGTTTCACCCCTGAGGGGGTGGCGGGGCCTCAGGGCCTCTCGAAAAAGGATGGATGGATGGGTACAGCTCTGAACGAG